GCTGCTTGCCGTTGATGGCATTCAGCTCGGCCACTACGTTGGCAGTACGACCCTGGTCCCGTGCGAAGTCCTCCATGGAACCGTACAGGTCAGTGTTGTTGTTGCTGACGGTGTCGAGCGCATCCTCCAAGCCGGTGAAGCCAGACAGCGACTTACCGGAACGAGCGGTGGCCAATGCGCTTTGCAGCGTCGCTTGCGCCTGCGCACGCAGCATCTTCACGGCGTCATCCGAATCGCCGCGCAACGCCTTGAGGGCCGAGCTCAAGCTGGTGCTGACAGACTTCAGGCCGTTGACGCTTTCCGTCACGGTGCTGACCATGTCACTGAGCGAGGTGTTGGTCGCGTTATAAGCGGACGTTGCGGCCTTTTGCTGGGCTGCAATGGAGCGTTGTACGCCCGAGAAGCTGTCTGTAACGCCCTGATTCAGGCGCTGTTCCAGAATCGTATACGCCGCGTCGGCATTGCCAGCCAGTGCGGTCAGCGTGACGAACATCGCCCGCCCAGATTCAGTGGTCACGTCCAGCGCTTCAATGATGTCCCGATAGCCCTGGCGGCTGGCTGGAAGCGTCATGTTGATGGCTTCGAACTGCTTGCGGACAGCCCCAAGCGTATCGTCAGCCTTCTCCGTCTCCGTGAAGAAGTTGTCGTAGTAGGTGCTTGCGCTGGTGGTGAGAGCCTCAAGACCGCCCGCCATGGCCGACAGGCTCTGCGCCATGTACCCGCCGTTAACGTTGAGATCGAAAAGCCCGACATTCAGGTTTTTCAACACGTCGTTGACGGAGTACAGGTTATTGACGAACGTCGTCAGGCTCTCGAAGTTGAAGCCGCCGAGGCCTGCACCGGTTGCCGCATCCACAGCGGAAACCATCGAATCCGCCACACCACCAAACCACTTGGCGATTTCCTCCTGGATCTGCTCAGCCGTCTTGTCCTTGGTGCTGATCTTGGTTGAAGCAACATTCAGCCCATCGAGGACGCCATCGTTAAGCTCGACATTAAGTCGATCAAACAACGAAAGCACAGATCCTTCAGTAGCGTCATACGTTGCATCGAGAGCTGACTGCATTTGAGGGTCGAGCGCAGACAGCCGGGTGCGTTTCTTGTTCTTGCCGAACAACCCGCCTTTCTTCTTCTGGTACTCGAACTGCTGGCCCGCGAAATCGCCGTTTTCGACACCCAGCGAGAGGCCTTGATCCTTGGTTTGCCAGTCACCGCCGAACAGTGATCCACCAACAACCCCGCCCAGCACAGCGCCTATTGCCGCACCAATAGCGGTGCCAATAATAGGAACAACAGAACCGATAGCGGCACCAGCATAGGCTCCGCCAACGGCCCCGGCGGCTCCCGTGGCAGCGCCTTTCAGCCCCGCTTGTGAATAACCATACAGCGCACCACCAATCCCATAGCCCGCAGCACCCAGGCCACTGAGGCCGGCACTTGCTGCACCGCTTGCCGCGCCGCCAGCTGCACCACTCGCGGCACCTGGGAACGAAACAGTACCAATGCCTGTACCGAACTGACTACCGTATGCGGCTGCTCCCTGGGCAAGCCCAGAAGACGCGGCGGCACCTGCAGCACCAGAGCCAAACCCCAGTGCACTGCCAACATAACCATAGCCACCGCTGAACGCGTTTTGCAGACCACCAAACAGTCCGTCACCAGAGGCCCAGCCGGACGAAATAGCCTGCCCGAAGCCGCTGTTGGCAACGCTGTAGAGCTGATTGGCGCCCTTCGCCAACGAGAAAATATCAGTGCCGCCACCGCTCGAGCCACCGAACAACCCGGATGACTGCGCAGACAGACCGCCAACCCCAAGCGATGCACCAATTTGCATGATGATCGGCTTGGTGATCGCCATGTGCGCCAGCTCGGCAAGCAGCTGCTTGAAGCCATCCTTAAGGCTGGTAGCAAATCCGTTGAAACCATCGCCGATGTTCTTCCACGCATCGGCGAATGCGCTATCTACCCGATCAACTGCGCCTTCGGTGAACTGACCCCAAGCGGTCGCGGCGTTTTTGTTTTGCTCATATTCAAGGGCAAGCTTTGCCAAAGTATCTTGGTATAAAGCCGTATCCCCGATGCCTGAAGCGATGGCGGCGTTGAGCGCTTTCTGCTCTTTCGTGTAATCGCGCAGGAGCTTTACCTGCGGATTCAGCCGGTCAACGATCCCTTCAATAGAGTTGGCCTGCTCCAGCGCCTTGTTGGCGTCAAGCTGTGCTTTGGTCTGGTCCAGCAGCAGTTGGTATTCCTTGCTGCCAACCTCAATGTTTCTCCCGGCCAGCGCAACCGTCATCGCCTTGGTGATGTTGAATGACTCAAGGGCGTCTCTGCCTTGAAGGGTTGCAGCGGCCTGGGCGACCGTACTGGCATTCTCCACGCGAAGGTTGGCAATGTACTGATTGATGTCCAAGCGATCTTTCGCATCGGCTTCGCGGTTCACTGCCGCAGTGACAGCGTCCCGCGCGCCCGCACCAGTCTTGAGCAACTCCTCTTCGATCTTTTGCTGGATCGTCAGCTCACGCACGTTGTCGGCGCCGGAGAGGTAGGCGTCGGCCATGGCGTTGGTGGAGCTGACAACTATTGCTGTGGTCGCAAGGAATGACTTTTCCGCTTTTGCCTGGGTGGCGACAAGCGACTGAGCTGCCTTTGCTGCCTTTTCGACTGCCGAAGAAGATGAGGCGCTGGAGCCGTCACCCTTGGTTTTGTACTGCGCTAGGCGATCAGCGGTTAAGGCTTTGGCGGCCTTTTGCTGAAGGTCGTATTCGTGGCGAAGCCCTTTCGATGACTCGATCTTTTCGTTTACTGCGTTGATCGTCGCGTCTTTTTCTTGTGAGATGTCATCAATCATGTCCTGACGGACTTGGTTCGACACGGTCACCGTCGCGTCATACTTCTTGCGTGCGTCATCCAGCGTGGTGTTATCGAATATTGCGGCAATGGCGTCTTTCGCGTACGCGCCCTGAGCAACCAGGCGATCAACAAAGGAAATGGCCTCTACAGCGGCCTCTTGGAAATAGGCGCGAATCTCGGCAGGGAACTCCTTGAATCCAAGGTACATACCCTTCGATGCGTCTTTTGCACCTTCGCCCCACTCGTCCCATGTGCCATCAAGGAAAACACTTACTTGGCGGATCGATTCCGTTATGTCAATCGCCCATTCAGACCATGCGATAGACGAGGCCTCCAGGTAGCCTTCCATCTCCCCGGATGCGAGCATGTTATTGAGTTCACCAAGCGCTTCCGCAGCGTCATTGACGGACTCTCTCATTACATCGCCAAGCCCGGCGTCATTTACAAGACGAAAGGTGTTTTCCCAGGTGTCGCCAAGGTTGGATACAGCTCCGTCTAGTGTCGCCATCCGCAGCGACATGGCGTCGCCGAACTTTGTCTCTCCCAGCTTGATAAGAAAACTTTCAATTTCCTTTGCGTTATTGCCGACCTTCGTCGTCACGCCCTGGAAAATGAGCGATACCTGGTCGCCGCTTACTTTGGCCTTAATACCGAATTCTTTCAGGCGCTCAAACTCGCCTGTTGCTGCGTCAGCGACCGCCTCAATCATTTGATTGAGGTCTTTACCCATGGCCGATGCAGTGTTGCCGTAGGACATCAAGGCCTTTTCTGACGGGGTCAGGCCAAGGTTTACCAGTTGCGTGAAGCCTTTGACCGCCTGATTCAAGTCATACGGTGTTTTTTGAGCAAATTCTTGCAGAGCCTTAAAAGCGCTGGCTGCCTTCTCGCTGCTCCCGGTGGCAGTGATAAGGCCAGCATTGAGCACGTCGAACTGACGCTGAACGTCGGATGCTTTATTCAGCGCGGCCATAGCAGCGGCGACAGAAACCAGCGGGGCAATCATCTTGCCAAGGCCGGACGTGAGGCGTGACGCGCTTTTGTCGAGCGCCCCTAGATCATTGTCTGCCTTCTTTGCCTGGGTGCTGTCTACCGAGATAACCAGCTTTGCGTATTCAGTCATGACCGGCTCCAGCTACGAATATTGTTTCACTGACGCGCTCGATCTGGCGCCGTAGTCGCGGGGCGCTTACAAGGAGTCGGGTTTTTTCTTGCTCTGAGCAGTCGCAATCAAGCGACCAGTCGGCGATGAGAGATGCGACGAGCCGGGCCTTACGGCTTCGCGCGAGCGTCTTGGTCATCAGCGTCATTGCCGCCCCGTCTCCAGCGCTTGCGATCTGCGTGACCTCGTCTAGCGCGGCACGGCTGATCTGCTTGAATGCTTCTTCGTACTGGATTGAGAGAACAGACCTGATAACCATCCAGTGGCCACTAGGTGTTCCGTCAGGATTTGATAGATCGACGCGCCGCCCCTCTTCCGCCCTCTGCCTCACATAGAAATCTTGGGGCCGCATACTTTTCTCCAGTCGAAAAAAAGCCCCGCACTTGGCGAGGCTTGTTGGTGTTGTTCGGCGCTATCTGTTGCTGACTCGCAGCTCTGGCTTTCCGCTAACAGGGAATACGCACGTAGCTCGCTGCGGTATTAAATTTCCAATCCTGTTCTTCGATTCAAAGTCCATATAGACCGTGGTACCGCCTGTTGTTTTGTTGGTTTCTGCCGCCGTACCGAAGGCGCTAAAGCTCACAGACGATGGGAATTTTGCGGCCGCTCTCACCGATTCTCGACAAATTGAAATAGCTGACTCTTTGTTCAATGCCCGCTCGGCCTCCGACTGCAGTGGAGAGCCAAGATCATTCGGCCCGATATAGAACCGCTGGCCGTTTTCACAATCCACGAAAACCACGATGTTCGAGGGTGGACTGCTACGCTGCTCGGATAGGCCGGCTATTGAAACTGCGTCACACCTGCCAGACGTTGCTATAAAGTCTGCGGCAAGCTTCTGATGGGCTTCAATTTTCTTTGCTCCTTCGGCGCCCCATTTTGCATATATTTTTGGGTGCGTAGCTTTCGTGTAACTGTCGAGAGCGCCACTTCTAATCGGCGCCAGACCAGAACTCAGCTCTGGCATTGGCTGGCTTGCAGCCACAGCCTCCGCGATATCCATCGGAGTGCTTTTTTGTGCTTCGGTGTTCGCAGGCTCTTCGCTGAAGACGCCTTTCAGGACTACAAAAGCGATCAGTGCAAGCGCAGCCCAAGCCAACACTTTCGCTTTCCGTGACAGCTTTGCTCCGCATGCCGGGCAGATGCTAGCCTTTACCCTTAACTGCGCGCCGCACTCCCTGCATTTAACTGCCGACATTTCTCACCCTCCCCATTCAATACCGGCAATCTACCACTATTGAGGGGAAGGGCCAAAACCCCGCATGTGCGGGGCTGCCTCTAAAGGTCTAGGCGTAGCTGAATAATTAGGCTGCGGCAGATCGAGTCGCCTTCCCATTCCGCAGGCCAAGGCGATTTGCCGCAACATCCATGTCGGCCGAGCGCTTTTTTAGCCCACCTATAGCCATCATCGCATCGCTGAAGTGGTCGGTAATTTCTGCCGGGATTGGCGAACCCAACATTCTTAACGCGCTACCAACACCCCATCGCTCATAAATTCCTTTCACCGCCAAGAAGTGGTGAATGAGGAAGCCAACATCGTACAGTTCCTTGTCGGTCAATTCGTGGGTGTTCAAGCTGGCGCGGCCAATCCACTCGCCTTCCAAGGAGTAAGCCGCCACGAAGTTGCAGGCGTCGTTCAGGTACTCCGCCGGAATCAAGGCAGTGCGCGGAACGTTAAAGCGCGAGCGAAGCCGGCTCTTCATGGTGTGCTTGAAACTGCGCTGGAGCGAATGAGGTACTGGCGAGGCCTTCTGCTCGATGACCCGATCCAGGACGTGCTCGCCACTGGTACCGATTACGGAGCCGACCAAATCGCCCATTGAGCCTTGATGGTCCGTGTAGCCACCAGTCTTGCGAATAGATGGAAGCACGTCCCCTGCCAGCCACATTTGAAACGGTAGGGCCTTGGGCTTATCGGAGCGGCCAAGCACGAAGTACAGCCCTTGCTCCGAAATCATCATGATCTGCTGTGTGCCGCCAAGGGTGTGCAACCGTTGCACACCCTTCCATTGAGATGGGACGTGCGATACAGCACGAGAAGGCTTGTATGTATCGGCATACTCAAGGGCGTCGAGTACATCTTGGGCGGCGAACCATGGCTGATCATCAATCATCAGCGTGCGCACCTGCTGCCTGCCGAAGCTGAAAGGAATGACATTCGATACCGCTGTGCTATTATTCATGTCGTGATTTCCGTCGAAAGTTTTCACATCCGAAGCCCTGGCCTGCAAGCCGGGGTTTCTTCGTTTTAGGCTACTGCCTGATTCTTCTGCGCTTCCCGCCACTTGAAACCCTCCTCAATTAACAGCTCAAGCTCCGCATTAAGGCTGCGCCGGTTCGCGTGCGCCTCATCCCTCGCCCTGGCCTTCAGCTGCTCAGAAATCCGCAGGCTGTATGGGGATACCTTGTGTGCATCTTTCATTTTCCGCTCCTTGCTGGGTGTGGAGTCATAGTAACTCAAACGCGGAATGAGTCAAGTTAACTCATTGAGTCTTTTTGATTCATTTCGCATACTGAGCACAACACAAAGCGCGAGCCCGCCATGAATGATCGACACGCCATCTCCCCGTACCCAATTCGAATGCCTGTCGAGCTAAGGCGGCGCCTCGAAGAAAGCGCCAAGGCGGGTTCAAGATCGTTGCACGCAGAGATAATTTCGCGCCTAGAGGAAAGCCTCGACCCACAAGAATCCGCAGTCGAACGCGAATACCGGCTGAGCCAGATTCGGGAGAAGGCCTCTCAGCCTATTTCAAATATCGTTGCCGACTTCGCCCTGCAAATGGAGCAAGAGATAGAGCGGCGCGCCAGGCAGCTAGCCGAGGCTCGGGGTGGAGCGGTGCATGAGGCGGCGGAAGCGCTTCGCAACAAGAAGAAGTAGCCCGTCACTATCTACCACTATTGAAGGGAGGGGCCAACCCCCCCAGCTGCCAAGGTAAGCGACCATTGCAGAGAGTACTACCCGAGCAGACTAGTCGCCACGGACGCAGCAGCAGCCTTGATAGTATCGAATGACAGATCCAGCCCCTTTTCCCGCAAGAGACCCACAGTCTTATTCCAAACCGTCTGAGATCTGATCTTGTCCAGGAACTCATGTCCTGCCCATGTCAGCTCATTGGCCCAGCAATCGCGAGGGCCGCTCAGCGACTTGCCGCACTTCCCATCAATCAGCCCTGCCTCAATCAGCATGTGGATATGGTAGGCAGAAAAATCAGAGTCATAGCCGTCGATAGCGCTGGAGCGAAGCATCTGCCTGCTTGATTCAAGCGCCTCGACCTCCAGCAGGACTTTGCGAACCAGTTCCCAGTCGCGTTTCATGCTATCTCCAAATTTATCAATGCTGAGATTCTATGCTGAATCACAGGGAACGACCAAAACCCCGCCGAGGCGAGGTCAAAGGTGATCCGGAGTCACAATTAGGTTTTGGCGTCAGTCAGCAGACTGCGGGCAGCTCGCTTTCAGCAGTCTCAGTGTTTCTTCTGCCGCACTCATTTCGAAGTGTGCAGCGAAGACAAGGTCGAAGACCTCCTCATGACAAAGACCGCCAAGCCCCTCAATTTCATTGATGGTCTCATCCGAAAGCGACCGACAATCCATGGACTTCTCAAGTAGAAGCCCTAGCACTTCCTGAATCCGCTCGAAGCTTTTTACGCTGATGAGCGCAGCGACCCCCGCCGACTCACCAGAGTGCAGCCTCTCCATTGCGGCGCTCTGCGGGGTCGCGCTATCTCCAGGCCTAAGTCGCCGAATCGACACGATATTGGTCATGCAGCTTTTTTCCTTTCGGCGGCAAAAAGTTTGCGCAAGTCAATGTCGTGCGCCGATTTCCATGCTCCCGCCGGCCAGGCCTTCACCGTGCCATAACGATCATCGACTACGTCGACAGGGCTTACACCATTCTCGCGGCACCATTTACGCATTGCGACGTAGGCGTTCTTGGGAAATTTCCTATCTGTCGCCCTTTCCACCGCGATAACCGTCGCATGCTTCTGGTTGCGACCAAGTTCAGCCTCAAGCTTTTTGACTTTGCGCGTCATGGTGGAAGCGGTAGACATCGCAGTGGCTTCGCGCCGACTCCCAATTTCTGCCTTGGTCGCGACGGCATGGTCGCGCTGACCGGCAATCAGCTTGTTCTCGGCAATCAGTGCTAGCTGCTTTTGCGCCATTTCCTGAATAAGGACAAGCTTCCCCTCTTCCGTATTCAGGTCAGGCGCAAGGCCTGCCTCCAGTTCCTGCCAGCGGTCAACGAGGCGCGCAGTGAACTCCGGGCTAAGCTGCGCCACTACGACGAAGCTGTCCCGCTTATTGACCAGGTACTCCTGAACGACCACTCCGTTACCGGCTTTTTGTCCGTCCGCCATTGGCGGCTGGGCAACCACGCCGCGAGCTACAAGGCGATCAATGGAACGCTTGACGTCGTCGTGACGCGAGCCGACAAGATCGGCGATCTCTTGCGAGGACATAGTTAGAGCGGTGGTGGTGATCAGATTCATGCTGCCACCTTGCGAGCCTGATAATCGGAGCGAGCCTTCAAGTTGGACATGCCAGCCACAACGAACTCAAACATCTCGTCAGTCGATACAGGAAGCTCGCCCGGTGTAACAATTGCCGCTATCAATTCCCGATGCGTCATTACGCAAGCATCAGCAGGGATCATTTGGACTCGTTGGTCGCCCTTGTGGTCGAAACTGACCAAGTAGCGCGACCTTGGGCTCCCGGCGATCTGTATGCCCTCCTGCTTCGGCAGGTACTCACCCTCAAGCGCATAAGCCGCAACGAAATTGCACGCGGCTTCGAACTGACTGGCCGGGATCAACTCGGTACGCGGCACGTTGAACCGGGTATGCAGGCGGTTATGCATGACTAGCTGCAAGCCTTGGCGCTTCTCTGCAGGTGCAGCCTTGATCTTGTCGCGAATCACTCCCTTGATCGTATTGAACTGGCTCAGGCTCAGCTGATCCATCAGCTCGGCCATCTTGCCCTGATCTTCGTAGCGGCCCGTCTTGCGGATTGCAGGGAGCACCTCATCACAAACCCAAGACTCGAAACGCTGCGCTTCTTCCTTGCGGCTCTTGATGATCAGGCGGTAGAGGTTGCCTTCGTCAATGAACGTCAATGCCTGCTTGCCTTTGGAGGTAAGGGTGTCGCGTTTCGCTACACCCTTCTCGCGGCAATGCTTGGACATGGCATCACGACTATTCGAATACCCGAGGATGCTGCAGACATCCGTTACGCAGAACCAGGGCGCCCCTTCGATCTCCTGAATACGAACACTCTTCGCCCCAAAGGCGAAGTGGATGACATTGGATGCGGCTGTGCTATGATTCGTCATGACGTTTCTTTCCTGAATAGTTGGATTCGTTACCCAAAACCTCAGCGCCGGCCAGCGCTGGGGTTTTTTTATGCGCGCTGCTTTTCATGCTCGCCCTCCTGCTCCAGCGACTTCCTCAGTCGGTAGACGATCTCACCGCTCAGACTGCGACCGTTCAGTTCGGCTTGAACACTGAGCCTCTCCCGCATCAAATCGACCAGACGAATACCTACCACTTTCTTCTCTTTCACTTCGCTCATTACCAGCTCCTTGCCTGCGTTTCGTTTGTGTAGTTTTGTTCCGTTTGTGTCGTCTGTCAACAACAAAGTTTCGTTTGTTGCCTTTTGTGCCTTTCGGGGCATACGCTTGGTACGGGGACAAAATAACCCCGTACAAATATCAGGGAACACATGAAAGCAACATTCGCTGAACGGCTCACTCAACTTAGGGCTCAGAAGGGGCTCACCCAGCGCGAGCTTGGTGCTGCCGCCGGAGTCGCATGGTCGATGATTTCCAAGTATGAGTCCGGCAAGTCCATACCTCGCCTCAAGGTCTTAATGCGGTTAGCGGACGCGCTCGGCGTTTCTACCAATGAGCTTCAAGGAGAGGAGGTAAGCCGCCCGAGCATTGAGTTGTACGAAGGCTTCTCCACTCGTCTTCTTGAGCTGCGCTGCGCCAAAAAAATTAGCCTTCGCCTGCTCGCCAAAAGGACAGGAATTGATGCCTCGGTGCTGACCGACTTTGAGCTGGCCGAGCTCTCGCCGAGCACCGATGACATCTACAAACTGGCCGACGCGCTGGGCGTAAGCGTATCGGAACTGGCGGGGGAGAAAGACGAAGCGGAAACTGTTCGCATAAGACTGGATTTTGTTGAAAGCCCCGACGAGCCCGTGACCTTTGCCGCAAGCACGGACGCATACCAGTCACTCATTAATACGGCAGAAAAGTTCGGTCTCACCCCGGGAGAAGTTTTGGAGCGGTATCTTGAGGTCATTGCCGAGGCTGCACGCGATCCAGATAACGCTTCAGAGGCAGCCCTCAAGCTCCTAGATTCGATTAAATTCAAATAGTCGAAAGCATGATTGGTGCCCCCCGCCCAGCATCACCCCTCATTCATCACCCGACAGTGAATGCCGTCCATTTTCATCAACACCCGGGCCTCTTCCGGCTCGATCTGCCGATCCATCATCCGCGTCCAGGCGTCCATTTCTTGCCAGGTCAGCGGATCGCTGGTGCGCTTGAGCTCCCAGAACAAGCCGGCCAGATAGCCCATACCCTCGGGCATTGCCGGAATATCCAGCTCCCGAGGCTTGTGGCCGGTCATATTCCAGACCCGCGTCAGGTGATCACGGGTTGTGGCCGTTGATCCCTTGACCGGCTTATTGAGCTTGGCCTCGCCTTCCCAGTGGGTTAGGAGGCTTTCAACTCTGGCGCGAAAAAACGGGCGCGGTCGCTCGCCAGTCGCTCGACATCATTCGCCAGGCCTGGGTTGTTGAGCAGCAGCTCGGCTACGGCTTCTTTGCTGTATGGCACCGGCAGCGACCAGTCGAAGGCCAGCGCGGAACGGTACAGCAGGTTGGCACGCTGAGAGATGGCGGCCTCTTCTTCTACCGACATGCCTTCCTTTCCCTCATCGCGCAGGATTCGAGTTGCTTCCAGCAGGGCTTTACGGGCAGCAGGCGCATCGGCACCCAGCACCATCAAGTGGTATTCGGTTTCAGTGCCATCCGGCAGGGTCAGCGGCAGTTTCTTGCCTTTCTCCAGCGCACCCAAGGTGAAGAAGTCGGACAGAGCGAATGGCTTGATAGCGGTGGTGGCTTTTTCAGATTTAGCAGACATGCGGTGAATCTCCAAAATGAAAAGGCCCGCTCAGTGGCGGGCCTGTAGAAAGGATTCGATTACGCGCCGGTGCGAGTGATCATCATGGTGGTGGCAAGCGTTGCGTCGTAGCCGGCGCTCACGGTGTACTGAGGAATGATCGCGCCCGGGCCGCTGGTTTGCTTCTGGCCTTGGGTGTAGCGAACCTTTGGCAGCTCCAGCGTGTACTTGTCCGCTCCCTCGGTGAACTCGATGACGTGCGAGGTCGATGTCTCGTTGAGCACCTTGTCCCACAGCACGGCATCGACCAGATAGGCCGACATCGAGCCGGTTACCTTGGCGACACCGTTGGAAATGTCGAAGGCTTCACGGCTGCCCAGCGCAAACAGGGCTTCCATACCGTTGTCGAGGCTGACGCTCCATTCGGTCGCATAAGCCACGGACACCCCGCCCTCGGTCAGCGCCAGGTTGGTGGTGATCATGATGTCGGTCGCGGTAGCCGGCAGGTACGTCGAGCCAACCGGCACGGTGTACTTCTCGGCCTTGGTGCCCATCATGCTGAAGGTGACGCCAACCGGGGCATTCAGCGGGGAGCTGATCGCCATCGTACTGACACGACAGCCGTGATAGACGTAATCGACGCCGATGTCGGTGTGACGCTCAAGGATGGCGAACGAGCGCTCGACCTTGCCGATCTTCAGGACATTGGCCGTCCAAGTGCCCTGCATGGCAGCCTGGATCAGGTCGTCGAAGCTGGAGAACGACAGCTCGACCGCGATATCGCCGGCCACGCTGTAGGTGCCGCCACGGCTCGCCTGCTGTTGGCGGTATTGATTCATTTCCGCCGTATCGATCTGATTGATGTTCGGCGTCAGGCCGGCGCTGACAAAGCGGATCGGTTTCCATGCTGGGGTGGCAGGGATAACGCCCGCGACCTCTTCGGTGTAATACGTTTGTACGGCAGAGCCGTTAGCTAAGCCCATTTTGGGATCTCCTATAACGAAAAAACCCGCTCAATGGGCGGGGTGCGGGTGTTGCTGCGAAAGCGAATCAGGTGCCGGGGAAGATCCACGCGCTGTAATAAACGAGGATGCTCACGCCAGTCCAAACAGCCTCTGGCGTGATCTTGGAGCGTTCAGCTTTGCGGATGTGCACGCGCTGGCCTTGGTATTCGAGTCTCAGGCCTGGCTTGTAGAAGCTCATCGCCTTGTCGACATCGGCCAGGATGAGCCCGGTGCCGGTGTTGTTCGGGTGGTAGATATCGATCTGCAGGTAACCGGTGCGCTCGACCGGGTTCACGCCACCGAATGCGGCTGGCTCGCGGCCGGTCGGCATATCGGTAAGTCGCGCCCAAGCCCGGCCGATTACTGGAACGAAAACCTTGCCTTCGACATGGGTTCGGCTTACCGGGTAGAGATTGCTTGCCAGATAGGCGGCAACCAGCGCTCCGTTGATCTTGGTTTCAGACATGGCTCAAACCCTGTTCTTTTCGATGGCAGCGGCGACGATCTTGGAGACTCGATCCATGTTGATGGTGACCATGCCTGCCGGGGCCTGCGTGGAACTGCCGTTCTCAAGCCGCTCGATGTAAGGCAGGTTGTTCGCCAGATACGTCTCCTGGCCTGCGCCTGGAGGTGTGATTGCAACCACCTCGGCAATGGATGCGGCCTCCCCAAGTCGATCAGGCGCATCATTTGTAGGCGAGCCCACAGATGTTGCCCACGCACCTTTGGCTCGGCCCGTATCAACTGGCGTCGACTTGATCACGCCGCTGAACAGTTCGATAGTCGCGGCCCGGACAATCTTGTTGTGTGCTGCCTCGGTCTTCACGCTGAAGCGCCGGATATCATCTGCAAAGCTCATCGTCACACCCGCAACTGAATGGTGAATGTCGCCATGGCCGGGTCTTCCGACACGTTCAGAACTCGCTTTCCACTGATGATGTCGCCTATCGCAGGCGCGGCAATTTCTGCCGTCTGCGCGCCATCCAGCAGGACGAACAACTCGTTTTGCAGGACCAGCAGCTTTTCGTCAGCCGTCTGAATCAGGCTTCCGTCAATCTCGCGTGCCAAGTAGCTGCTAAAGACGCCGCGCCCGCTGTAATTCAGCGTCGAGCTTCCAGTCTCCGAGCCGGTTATCGGGTCGTATTCGCCAGCAACGACGCGAGCGCCAGATACAGCGCGAACCGCATCGGCCAGCTTCCCGTCGAACGCCTTGGCCAGCTTGGTCTGAAGCTTGTCCTGTAGGCCCATGCTCAGCCCCTCACCATCTGGATGGAATTGGTGCCAGTGGTCCAGGGATAGATCAGCGCCAAGGCGAAGCTCTCCCCGGACGACAGCGCAACGGAGCCCTGAACGTAGGTTTCACTGACGGACGTGCCGGAGGTGGCCGATACCGTCTCGCTTATCGTCTCTCGTTCGACAGCCTTATACAGGCCGCCAGTCGAGGCGATCTTTGCAACTTGGGCGCCGGCCTGCTTGATCTCGGCCGGTACTTCGGCGGGGACAGGACGCTTAATCTTGCTGGTCAGCCAGGCGTTGGCCTGCATCACAGACAGAACCGGATCACCGGCACCCGCCCAGTCCGACCCCAGCAATGCGTCAACGTCTGCAACAGTGATGAAGTCGGTCATTGGTTATTCCTGTTCGGCCTTCTGGCTTGCACCGCCGGACTTCGCGGCCTTGATCGGCTCGGGGTGCTTGTAGTCATCCGGCGCAAACTTGGCGTCGATGATCTTGTAGCCCTTCTGGCGCAGCTCAGCCTTGCGCTCAGCGGTGACCGGGTGCTTCTCGTAAACGACTTTCTCGCTCATTGCTATTCTCCAGGCATAAAAAAGGCCGACTCAGTAGCCGGCCTTGCATTATCTGTTTGATTATCCGGCGTGATAAAACTCGCCATATTGCTTGATCGCTGCATTCTCTCTAGCTCTAGAGGCCAGCTCTATTGTGTCGAACAGGCCAACATGAACCATTTTCCCAGCGACAACGATGAAGGCGCGCCATCTTCCTGTTTGAGCATGGAACCCAACACCCGTAAAGCCGCTTGAGTTATTGGATCTCAGTCCGATGTTCTGCATGTTTTTGGATTTGCCAGCAACTCGCAGATTCGACCATCTATTGTCCAGCTTGATGCAATTGACATGATCAACCTGATCGGACGGCCACTCGCCTGTCATGTAGAGCCAAGCAAGGCGGTGAGCGTATTGCCTTTTACCCAATACGCCGATAACGACATACCCGATAGGCCCTACGGTATCGCACACGGCTCCAGCCCTCACCCTGTTGGATGTAGGCTTTAGCCAGGTGAATACACCCGTTTCCGGGTCATAGTGGAGAATTTCTTTCAGACGAGATTGATCAAGCATGGCGGCCTCCGATAAGGCTAGAAATGAGTGTCAGTAATCCGGCTTATCGGAGCCGAAAACCCCTTGCAATGGGCTGTCCTGACACGGTCATTCTACATCGTTACTTGGTTGCATCACCAATGGTAATCACGCCCGCGGTTTGCTTGATGGTGGCAGCCACCAAGTCCCAGTTCGAGCCAGTTGCAATCTCGGCGCTTGTTGGAGACTTGCCGCCACCCGCAACATCCCACGTAAAGCCTTTGAGGCCCAAGCCGAACGAATAATCGCTTTGCATAGTGGTCTCGATGCGCTCCTTGCCGTTGGAGGTCTGGATGTTGGTGATCAGGTCGGAACCATCCATCACCATCGCAGCGCCATCAGCCAAGCTCAGCACCTTTTGCTTGTTCGGGGTGCCGGCCTCGTACAGCGCGGCGGCGTCGGTGATGATCACGGCCTTGCCCAGGATGTCGACAACCTGAACACCGCTGAAGGTGAACAGTTTCTCGGCGTTGACCAGGTTCTTGCCGATCAGCTTGTGGTACATGGCGCCGGTCATTACCTGGGCAATGAGACGCTGCGAGGCGTCACCGAACAGCGCGTGAGCGTTGTTAATGGCGATGTAGTCCACGCCAGCAGTGGCGGACACGTCGTTGGTGGCGGTTGGCTGGTTGCCAATGGCGGCGACCAGAGCGGCGATGGCGGTGTTCAACTGGTCCGACATGATGGCTTCGGACAGGTTGCGACTGATCACTTCCAGGGCTTCTTCCGGGTTTTTCTGAACCCACGACAGCTGCGAAGGCTCCCACAGGATCGGGCCGAAGCCGCCTGCGATCTTCACCGAGTCGTACTGCTTCTGGGTCAGCGGGGTTGCAGCCTGCGCGCCGTTGGCGGCATAGCGGTCAACACGGCGCTGAGCGCTGTGCAGGCCAGCCCAGAACGACTCTTGCAGGAAGTCGCCGTCGATACCTTGCGTGGTGAGGCGAATGGAGCCGGCCGACGCGGCGTTGAACTTCTCAACGTCCTGAGCCAGCGTTTCGATGGTGATTTTCTTGAGGTATTCGTTGAATACCTTCATGTTCGACAGGGACATGGTGACTCCTTAATTCGTGGCGGTCATGGCCTTGATGGCGGCGACTCGGTCGTCTTTGCCTCCACCAAAATTGCCTTTTGCGTTCGAGTTGGTGTTTTGACCGTTCTGTGCGCCGCCGCCCGTGGCGTTGGAGCTTTTCAGGATGTGGTCGCGGTGGGGGTACTGCGAGACAAGGGTTTCAATCGCTTCGTCGAAGTCGGCCAATTCACCCGGGCGGGCGCGACTGAAAATCTTCTGGCCCTGACTGTCATAAGCGACAACCTTGCCGTCTTCGATCTTCAGGTTTTGCCCGAAGGTGGCTTGAACCATGTCAGCTGGAACGGCGAGCTTTTCGGCAATGAACGCCGAGCGGGCGAAGTTGCCGCCGATCTTCTCGGCATACAGCTGCTGCTCCAGGGTCTGCGACTTGCCGTTGGCCTCGTCAAGCTGAGCCTGATAGCCCTTGCTGATTTCGGCCTTCACGCGCTCGATCTCACCGGCATCCACCAGTTTTTTAGCATCGAGATTGGCGACAGTTTCCAGCGCCTTGCGGGCTGCAGCCGGGTCGTCGATACCAGAGAACGCGGCTACAGCCGTTTCTGCGGCCTCGGCGCGGGTGCGGTGCGATTTGGCTTCAGCGTTCAGCCGAGTGATGGTGTCGCGGGTGCCAACAGCATCGAAAGCGATGTCTTTTCCGTCGTCACCGGTAAATACGGGCTTCCCATCCAGGACTTCCGCGTATTGCTTGCCATCCACTTCAACAGTCTTGAGTTTCATCTTGTCTCCTGCGAGCCATCCGGCTCAGTGCGCCCCGTCCATCCGAACAGCAGGCATAAAAAAACCCCGCAGATGCGAGGCGTATCTGATTATTTGTAAGATGCGCTCAATTTTCAGGCTGCATCGCCAGCGACTGCGTCGTCATAACGCTTGCTCAGGATGAAAGCGTATTCAGTCATCGCCTTGCGCTGCAGCTTCAAATCCGAGAGCACCTCTTCTGAGACTGTGCTGGCCTTATCGCCATCCAGGAAGGCGCTAAGCTTTGCAAGCTTGCCGCACAACTCATCCAGCTCCGCCGACATGCGCGAAACAAAGGTCGAGCCCTCTTGGCGCTGCGATCCGCACCCTGCACATCCAAGCGATCCGCAAATAGAGCATGCTGACAGCCGCTCCTTGAGCGCGTAACCCATCAACGGCCAGATCTTCTGCTCGGCGTTCTTGCGAGCGATCTTGCGGCCGATATCTGCGTCGAAGTTCTCAGGACTGGCGCAGGCAGACTCGCCGGTTACGGTGAAGCCGTTCTTCAGCACCAGCACGCAGAAGGTCAGCAGGCTCAACGCGGAGCCTGTTTGCGCGCTTGGCGTGCCGCCTACCGGATGCACGTCATTGCCGTTTCGATATGCGCCCATAACGCCGTCAAACGCAGTGAAGTAATGCTCACTGTCGATGTTCGCTTGCAGTTCAGTCGGGGTGACGCGAGGTGCGTTCAGGCCCTTCGAATTAATCTCTTGCTCGATTGCTTCGTCGTTCATGGATTCTCCGCCCATAAAAAAGCCCCGACGTATGCCGGGGCTGAATGATTTGGTTTGTGGTTACAGGCCGGCCCGGGCGAATGCCGCGGCATCCCGCTCGCGCAACTGGTCGAGCGTCAGAGTGCGGCCTTGGTCGTTGTAAAAGGCGTCCAGGGACAGTCCGCCTTCACGCATCAGCTTCCCGCGTGCAGGGCCTAAGACCTGATCTTGTCGCGCTGCGCTCTGACCCTTGATCCAGTCGCCGTATGAGGTCGATTCTGGAACCTGGCCATCCATACTCGCCCGAGTGCCTTCTGGAATGTCTGACTTAGACAGCCCCAGTTCTTCCCATGCCTTAATGACAGGGGTCGAGCTGCTGCGACAGCGCCAGTGGATGCGGCCGGGGCCAGACAGCCATGGGACTTTATGCCCGACAGGCTCGTGCGTATCGGTGGTGTAATGCAGACCGTCGCGCAACCGGCATGGAGCAGATGTTCGTCCGTCAAGCGTGCTCAGCCAGACGACCTCAGATATCAGATCATTGTTTGCTTGGTAGAACGCATCGCGTGCGCCCTGTGCCGTGTGGCTTATCGCCGTCCGCACCATCGCGTCAATGTCGTTACGGCTTCGATTCAGCAGGCCGTCAGCGTAACCCTCGGACTTGATGCCCATGATGCCGCGAACGATCTGGTCAGTGGTTTGTCCGCTGACCATGCCGATACGGATGGCGTCACGGATGCGAGCGGCGCGGCCCACCTCAAGATCGGCCATCCATTCACCGAGCAATTTGCCCTGGAATGGACGGCCTGATGCGATCTTCTGTACTTGAGCCAGGTCGATCCTTGCCAGCGGAACAGCGACCAGCACCTGAGCCGGTAGCGTTGCAGTGAACAGCGCCTGCTGATAGCCAATCTCGTAGGCAGCCAGTTCATCGACCGCCTCTTTCATGGCCTCGCCGGCTTGCGTGTAAACCTGCTTGTTAAGCTCGCGAACCGAGGCGAGTACGGTGTTCATGTAGGTGACAGTGAAGCGATTCGGCCCCATGCGCTCTACAGCAGAGAGCAGTCTGGCACGCAGATCCTCGTCAGCCCGATTCAGCAGCGCCATGATCTTGCGCACCTCGGCATTGCTGAGGTGTTGCAGGTCAACCGCGTGACCGATCGATGCCGACTGAAGCTGCTCGTTGACCGTTGCCATATCAGATCGCCCCTAGTGCCGGCCCTTGTTCCTGGATGCGAGCGAGCTCATCAGACCAATCCAGCTCATCACTGATGACGCCGCGGCGCTGCATTTCGGAGTAGAGCGTTTCGTCGCTGAGCTTGCCGGAGTTGGCCATGCTGATCAGGTTTGGCAAGCTGACTTCAGGTGCAAAATCTGAGTCAAAATTGCCGCGCATCTCGACGCGGCCACCGTCACCCAGGCTGCCGTAATCGGCCAGGATTTGGAGCAGCTGGGCGATGCAGTCGGCGAACTGACCAGCCAGGCGAGCCAGCGGGGACAACTCCTGCGCCGCTTCCTCGTTGGCCTGTGCCGCCGTCTTCACGGCCTGCTTGTCCTTCTGGAGCAGCTTGGCCCCGGCCATACGCATGTCATCGACCAGATCGTTCAGCGAGTCGCGGCCAGCGGTGATTGCCGCCCCTGTGTGCTCGACGTACTTGGCGTTGCCGTCCTTCGGCATGCGGGTTGCGCTGGCCGAGCTGATAGTCAGTTGGAATTCTTCGTTATCGGTGAACACGAACAGCAGCGGGACGCGGGCAACGTGCAGCAAGTTGTCCTGGTCGCTCTGTGACTGCCAGTGCTTGACGTTCAGGTGGGCCAGTTCGAGCAGTGGCGGCTTAGCCGTCATCGGCCCTGTGCGGCCCGTGTAGAACGTCACCCATGGAATGTATGTGAGGTTGGTCGAGCCACTAGCTTCCGCTACCCAGGCGCCGCCTTTCTCAGGCTTGCGGTAGGTGCGCCAGCTACCAGGCTCCAGCACGCGGACTTGATCCACGAACTTGACGCCGAAGTCACCGTCTGCGACCTCGACAGACTCCATGTAGCGAACCTGCATCAGCTTGCCGCCGTCGAAACGCCAGCCGAGCACCTGGCCCGGCTTGATGATGACAGCGTAAGGGCGCACCCCGGCCGCCTGTTCCTCGGCTACGGTCTTGTACAGCTTGTTACCTTCAACGTCACGGGTCGGCTGATGCTCGATCATCGCGTGGCACAGGCCTTTGGCCAGTGCCTCGCGGAACCACTCGACCGACCACGAATTGAGGTCATTGCCGCCAAGGTCGATATCGGCGGAAAGCAGCTTGATCGGCTCGGGAATGTCTTCTCCCAACTGAAGAGGTTCGGCGAATACGCGGGAAGTGCTGCTGGCCACCGTCTCGGCGTAGGCCGGGAGCAGCGTGGACAGCGCCAGGCGATCTTTGTAGGTGTCGTCAGCCTCAGCCGGGTATTGCGGAAGCAGCGCGGTGCCAGCCTTGCGCATGGCCTGAGTTCCACCCATCAGCGGGTCAACAATGGCCCAGTGCTCGCGCATGCGCTCAACCGCCGGCAGGGCGATGCTTGGGTCGTCGTTGCTCATAGTCAGATTCTCAGGGATGTGGTGGATGTGTTGATGACCTTGATCGGGTAGCGCTTGGCAATGAAGTAGCCAGCGGCGTCGCAGTTCGAGACGATGGGGGACTCTTCGCTTAACTTGAAGCACCCGTAATCAGGCACTGTCAGGCAATAAACGCTTTGTTCTTCGAGCGGGAAAGCATGTGTCACAGCTTTTACGAGCGCTGTACTTGTTTGCCATGAACCCTGCTCCGCACTTTCCACAGACTCGAGCAACATCGTCAACGCCGCTCTGTCTGCGCGCATGCGCCTTACAGGATTTTGAGCAATAGCGAACATCTGAGTTTTTGACACTTTCGCTGGCGAGAAACACCTTCCCGCAGCACGAGCAAGGCGCTTCGTGGCGCGCGTGAAGCTTTTCAGCAGTGTTTTGGTAGTGCTGCTTGTGCCACTGCCTTCCAGCCTCTGATGCATGCCACTCCTTTGTTCGAGGCTGATATTTTCGCCCGATCTCAGCAAGCTCTTCTCTTCGCTCCAGATTGTGATGCCGAATATGCTCTCCACCAGGAAGGCAGAGAAGATTTTCAATCTGGTTATGGCTTCGGTCCTCATCTTCATGATGGACATGGAAGCCTTCCGGGATGTGCAGATGGTAGGCGAGCCAAACGGCTCGGTGTAATCGGCGCTCCGTGTCTGAGCTTGAGTCGGCAAAGTAGTTGCCGCACAAGTAATAGATGACGCCCTCGAACTCCTGCGCGGTATCACTAAGGACACGCACTCTCGGCCCAACAACTCTTTCGCCATTACCCATGAACCATCTCCCGTCAAGAATCTATGATCAGGAGTGCATTCTATTACGTAACCACCAGCAAGCTCTACCCTGACGGTTACTTTATTGCCGGTTTTACCTGCAGAGTGATAAGGAACGAATTCACCCATGGGCCCAATGACCTCCCCGGACTCGGGAAGCTCATCAAATCGAACCAAGCCTTTGCGGGTTTGAACCAGTGTCCTTCCTGAGAAGCACATATGGTCATAGCCTCCCTTCTTGTCAGGCTCGCCCTTGTCGGTGTAGGTCTGCCGCTCAAGACACTGGGTAAGTTGCGGGCATTGGTCGATGTTGACCTTCATGCGCCGCTCGCCATAGGTGTTCAGGAACATGGCGTTTACCGAGTTCACTCGGTCTTTCACGCTTGGGTTTGTGGAATCGACCACCACGGTGAAGCCGGCTTTCGTGAGCAATGACAGGTCGGACTCACTGGCATTTTTGCTGCTGGTGTTCTGGCCGCTGGCATCCGGGTAAACGGCGATGTTGTGCCCCGCAAACCGCGCCTGGATTTTCTCGATCATGTCAGGCGTGTCGCGCACAGAGTGGAACTCATCCAGCGCCAGGGGCAGTCCGTCACGCACGACATAGACCACCGCCGCCATCTTCATGACGTTGAAGTCCATGCCGATGTGCAGTGCCTCGCCGCGCTTGATAGCCTCGCTGGTCCGGTTAGCCTCACGATTGAACGTGTAGTAGACGACGCCCTGGTAGTTCTCGAAGCTGGCCTCGTATTCCTGCCGGAATGTCCGAGGGTCCATCTTACGGCGGGCAGCTTCCAGCTCTTCAGCCGGGACGTTGCCGCCGTCGAGCGAGGTGTACAGCCAGCTCTTGTGATCGGGTTCATGGCCTGGCCGGCCATCGAGGAACGTGTCGTAGCAATGGTTGAAGCCTTTCGGCGTGCCGATACGCAGCGCGTGTCCGCCCTTGCGCATGCCAACGCCCGGTATCGAGTACTGGCAGGTAGAGAGCATCGGCCGCAGGACTTCTTCCCAGGCTTCCCACGGGCAGTCCGCCCATTCATCCACTAGGACGAAGAACAGGCCGGAGCCGCGCAGGTTGTCGTAGTTGTCGAGCCCCACCACGCGCATGACGTGGCCGGACTTGAGGGTGATCGAGCATTCCGTCTCGTTCGGGCGGTGCGCACGCCATGCTTCGGGGATAGCTTGCTTCAGGCGACGCCAGAACACGCGCTTGGCCTGTTTGAACGTAGGCGCGCCATACCAGATCTCGTCCTCAACGCTCACGCCCCACTCCGCAGCAAGGCGAGCGGCACGGCGCATCTCGGCTTTGCCCAGGAACGTCTTGCCAAACCGGCGACCACACACCGCATCGCGGAAGCGGGCTTCGGGCTGGAAACCCCAGCAGTAAATGTTCGCCTGCTTGGGCGTCAGCTTCACCGGCGGGTCAAAGGTACGGGGTAGCGGGGACATTCTCATCAGGCTCCAGGGTGTACTCAGCAACGGCGTGCTGCTGGTCCGCTTGGGAGCCCAGAGGTTTCTCAGGTTCGAGGCGGCGATTCACGTAGACATCGCCCACCTCTTTGGCGGCCTGCTCGTACAACTGAGCGGTCAGCGCCAGGTTGCGCATGCTCTCGGCTTTCTCGGCCATGCGGCCCAGCGCGCGCAATCGATACGCACGATTAGCGATCGGGATGGCTTCCGTCTCTTCACGAAACCGCTTGCGGGCAGAGTGAAACAACTCGGCCCACTTCACTCCGAGCGCTCGCCCGGCGAACTTTGTCGGGTCGTGGGATTCGCACTGCTGGCGACTCAGATCGAGTCCAAATTCCTTCTTGACCGACTCGACCACTTGAGATGGCGTATCAAAGCAGGCGAGCGCCTGAACAATGAAGGCTTTGACCTCGCTTCGTAGTACTGCCATATGGTTGTCATCCGTCAAAACCTGTCATGGAATCAGGCCGACTTGAGCAGACAGGTTCCGCAGGCCCTCGATATGTTCAATTTCCCTACCTCAGCAGGTTTGTTCGCAGCGTCTACCAGCTCTTGCACATCAGGGCTCGCACCGTAGCGGCGGACGACTCCGACGAACTCTTCGACGTCGTGGCTCTGGAGCTTGATCTTCGGTGTGCCGTCTTGGGTGAAGGCTGGCTGACCGTACTTGTCGGTCGCGTGAGCCAGGTGATACAGCTCGTGTTCGATGAGGGCGCAGAACTCAAGGTCGCTGCATTGGGCGCAGTAGTCAGCAGCCAAGGTGATGATGAAGGCCGGCACATCGCCAAACCAATCACGCATCTGCTGCTCCATCCGGGCTTTCTGCCAGCCACCGGCGCGGAACGCTACCTGTTCGGCCTGACCCAGAACTGTGCGGCCCTGCTTCTCGAAGCTCGACGACGCCCACATGACTTGGATGTCTGCGTCCAGTAGATGGGCATGGTCTTCGTTGTGAATGCTGCCGGTGTCAGCAAGGATCTCGGCCTGGAGCCATTCCCATACTTCGGGCGCAGGGGTCAGACGGATACCGAAGTCGGAAAGGTCCGACAGCTCAAGCATTGACGCTGGAGGGTATGGTCTGACCACGGCAACCTCATTGCGCGCCACGATTTGGCGCATTCGAAAACGTGGCGCGGATTACTGCTTCCGGCGGTCGATACCTTCGGGCGCCTTTGGGCAGCTCATGCAGTGCTCGCAGTTAAGCGTGCGGCACAGCCAGGCCTTGACCGTCTGCCAGTAGGTGACCATGAAGATATGGCGGGCGCCTGCCAGGGCCAGGGCGACATGCAGCGTCAGACCGGCGGTGGTCGGGCCGAAGAAGATGTTCTGGCTGCGCGCCATAACGACGAAACCGCTGATGGCGATGGCCGAGTAGATCAGCTTCCCGAGAATGCCGTCCCTCACCTTCCCGCTCAGTACGCACCATGTGGCCCATAGCGCAATCAGGCCGCAGGCGATGGAATTGATCAGTTCAAGATTCATGGGTTGCCTCCCCCGAACCGCTGGCGGATAAGCGCCCAGAGGTCAGCGGATTTGATGGCTCGATTGATGGCCGCCAGGAGCGAGCCGCCGAATGCGCCCAGCAGGAAGCCGATGCCGGCGACGATCTTCGGCTCAGTCACGCCAAGGTAGGTGCTGACCATGCTCGTCAAATAGATCGAGCAGGCCATGCCAGTGATCAAGAAGACCATCCAGGCTCGCCAGTCGGACAAGTCGTCCTTGTGCCACCAGCTCGCAACCACAGCCCCAATCAGGCCCGCAATCAGCAATTCGAACCTGTCGATCTTGTCGAGCAGGCGCTGTAAGTACTCCATGCGCTCTACTCCGTGGGGCATGTTTGAAATAGGTCAGCCCCGGCGGCACTCCCAGCTCAGAGCGAAGGGTGTGGCGGGGCCGAAAACGACAAAGCCCCGCACAGTGGCGAGGCCTCGAAATGAACCATGGCAGCTTTTGCCATAGTTGGAATTGGAGCGGATACAGGGAATCGAACCCTGATCGAGAGCTTGGAAGGCTTTCTAGCGACCTGCGCTACCCGCAATTGCGTGTCTTCCCACGCCGCCATCCAAAGACAATCCCAGCGTCGACGCCCCAATGCATCGATCTCGCTATTCCTGTCTCGCGCCACTCCACAAGCATGTGAGGTCAGGGCGCGCGGGCTGCCGGTGTTGATTCCGTACGTCGCACTATCCGGCTATCGACGTCCAGGCCTTCCAGAAGGCTGTCCTGGCTACAGGTGAAACTACAGATTCTTTTTGTGGATGCGCCAGCCCATGGCGACACCGGGATGCAAATACTCGCCGGTGCGTGGATGGCGCGAGAAGTCGGTCTCGCCAACCTGCCGCGCAACTGCTTCCCAGGCCGTACGGGCGCGCTCCAGCGTGTTGATTCTGGTCTTCAGCTTCATGCGCACCTACCGGCAGTAGAATTAAGGCAATAAAAAACCCGGCGCTG